AGCCAGCCCCCTCCATCGCTGACGAGTTGGAAGCCGCCGACCTTGAGGGGTGGAACTGATGGCTACCCGAATTGAGCATGTCATCCGGTGCCTTGAGCAAGCCTACCGAGGTCAAGAAGTCCTTGCTTCCGAACCCGACGCCCTCGCTGAACGAGCCATTCTCCGCTTGATTGACGAAGCATGGGGCCACGCCGTCGCCGTCCTTGATGGGCGCAACTGAGGCCCACCGTCGCACTGCTGACTTCCGGCTCTCCGAGCCGTACACCGCCGACCCCCCCGCCAAGGCGGGGGGGCTGGCCCCGACTAAGTCTTTTTTGTTTACGACTAAAACCGCAGGTATTTTTACGACTAAGGAATCTCTTTTTCCGACTAAGTTTTTACGACTAAGTCAGGTATTTTTACGACTAAGATTTCTCTTTTTTCGTGTGTGTGAAAGCGACTAAGACCGGCGCACCAACCGACTAAGACAAAGCGACTAAGTCGGGTGACGGGCTGGCGGAATTAGTCGCGACTAAGTCCGGACTACTAAACCGGAGGTTCACTAATCGGTCACACAGGTCGCGCAAATCGGTCACACAGGTCGCGCAGTTACGGCCCGTCGGCGCGCTCAAATCCGACTAAATTCGGCCCTAAATCAAGTAAAATTGACTAAGACTTGATATACTGAGGCCCCCCGTATGTCGCTTGCGCGACAGAGGAACCACACACAGCGAACCGCAACAACACCCAATGAACCGCACAGAGAAGGAGGAAAAAAAATGCCAACTGAAACCAACGAAAAGAACCCGACCATGCTTGACCGTATGGCCGGAGAGAACGAAACATTGGGGGCCGCTGTTATGGCCCTCTTCGTCACCCTTGTGATGAAGGCGCTCGGCTTGAATAAGCAAGCCGTCAACATGACCCGACGCGCCAACGGCTTCCAAGCCAAAGACGCCATGGGCATCCTTGAGGCTGGCCGCATGGCGAGCGTGGTTCAAGACCTCGGATTGAACAAGCGTTCAACCCTTGACGACTACCGCTGGACTCTCAATGAACTGGGAGCCGGTCGGTTCTCAATCATTGACAACAACGGCCAGCCCCGCACCCTTCGGGTCGGTGAGTCTGCCGCCATTGACAAAGTATTGAACAGCGTCAACGGAAGGAAGGCCGTCAAGTGCATGGCCGCACTTCGCCGGGTGGCTACACTCAACCAAGCCCGACTGGATGCGCTCCGCCGCTCCCTCGCCACCGACACCGAAGAGATTGAGGAAGGGTACGCCCCCGCCAACCGCTCCGTGATGGAAGCCTTCGGACTTGAGGAAGGCGATGTTGTGCGGTTCGTGGAACTTGAACGGGCCTACCTCATGCAAGGCGACTTGACCACCAAGCAAGGCCTTCAACAGTACGCCACCGCCGGTCACCTCAACCTCAATGTTGAGACGGTGCTTGATTGGTTCAAGGGCTGTGTTGATGGGAACGCGTACTACTGCGCCGCATGCACCAAGCGAGGCGACCGGGGCTACTTCCCCACCCACTACCCCACCGACTACCGCATCCAGCGAGGACCGGGCAAGGGTGAACTTCACCCACAGGCGGGCCTTCCTCACCCCAAGGCAGGCAAGCCCCACCCCGTCAACTGGTCAAGCCCTTCCGTCCTTGGAAAGACGGTGACGGCACAGGTGGCCGCTTCGTGGGGCATACCGGAGGAGAAGACGGGAAGCCGTCGCTGTCCGACCTGCGACTGCCCTGCCTACGCCCTGTCATCCAACAGCAACACCGCACACCTGCCACTTCTCACCTTCAACGGGAAGACCTGCGAGGGCGTCGGTACGGTGGCGGGTGCTGTGCGCGCTGTCTCCTTCCGCATGGACAAGGAGGCGTTCAAGGTGTGCCAGCGCGCCGCTCTTGACAAAGCCACCCCGACCGATGCCATCCACGCCTTGATGAACGCCCGTGTCAACTACCGGGTGAAGGGGAAAGAGTTCGCCATGGCTCGCCTTGTGCCTGTGTGGTTCCACCACGCCAGCGACGACGGCTCCCACATTGACCGACTGGGCCTCGCTCTTGAGCCAATGGCCCACGCCAGCGGCGACGGGGACTTGAACGGCTGACGCCGAAGCGGGGACGCACCCGCACCACATCCGGCTCTCGGAGCCGTACACCGGGCCGCCTCGCTCCAAGGAGCGGGGCGGCCCCCTTGCGTTACGCAAACCCCACCGAACCCACCGCCGCCAATGCCAAAATTGAGCCGATAAACACCCCTCACAGCCACGCAAACGCCCCGACCCCTTGCGAGGTAGCACCGAGGACAGAAAGGCGCAGGAAGGGCGGTTTATGTGGCCGCAGAGGGCAACCCTATCATGATAGGCTACAAAAGCCAGCCCGCCACGCCCCGTAGCACTGCTTAGTACCTTCCAAAATTCGCGACAAAATTTTTCAAAAAACGACTTTATATATTCAACGACGCCTTACACTTCGGAACATCGTGCTTCGGGATTTTGTCTTCCCACTTCCGCCCGACCATTCACCTTTACCCATCGCTCTTGCTCCCCAAGCAACGCCCGTGTTTTGGTGGCTGAATTGGTCAACGGCGTGTGCCAATGCCATAACCAAGTCGTTGTGCGCTCCTGTGTCCACAATATCGCCCGATTTCCAAGCGTGTGCTTCCAACTCTTCAAGGATTTCATTAACGACTCTTCGTGTGGCATCGTCGCCATAGGGGAATACAATTTTTCCTCGTTCAAACCACACCCTCAACCTGTTCAACAACGCTTGCTTCAATCCTTTGTTGCTGACTCGGCTTTGTCGGTAGTCAACATTGATTCCTTTTGCTTCTAAAAGACTTTGAAACAATCGCTGGAATCCGACATCTTCTGCCGCAAGTGGCGCACTATACCGCTTGCACCATTCGCCAATCATGTCGGCTTGTTTATCGGGGGAAAAATCATTTCGTCTCCACACATTTGCCACAACCAATGAACCATCCGATTCTTGCCGAACAGCAATCAGCACCGAGTAGTCTTTACCCAACCCCTGCGAAGGGTCAAAGCCAACAACATATCGCCCTTCGTCTCGTTTTTGTTTGTCAAACAACTGTTCCAAGTCCATGTTAGCCCGTGTGTGTTTCCGGGGATATACTGCGGCCTCATCATCAATCACCTTACACAAAAATTCCTGTGCAAATTCCAACTCTCCCGTCACTTTTTTTTGCTCTAAAAGAAAATCAATCGGTCTAAATTCGGGCCACAGAGCATACAGGTTTTCCGGCTCGTGTTTTGACTCGTCCCAATTAGGGATAGCAGACCATGTTCCCGTTTTCCATTCCGGATTGTCAAGCATTTCAGTATGGTATAAGTCCATCATGCTCATTGGTGTTCCAACGCAAAACAAAAACGAACCGGGGTCAAGCATTGGCATGACAACTTTACGCAACCAATGGCGCAACTGCTCGTTGTTCAATTCTTTTTTTGCGTCAAGCAACACATCGTCAAGGGCTACAACAGCGGGGTGGTCACCACGGATAGCAGAACCAACGGAGGAACAGCGAATAACGGCCCCGTTGTTCAGCCACAATTCCCTTTTTCCACCTTTTTTAGCGTCAATATACCGAGCCAACTCTTTGTGTGTTGTCAAATCCTTACGAATCTCGGCCAGCCGACGAACGGCAGTGTCTTGGGATGCCGAAAACAACCAAATGTCCATAGGTTTGCCGTTAAACTTTTCAAACAAACACATGTGCAACAACTTGACACCAAGGGTAGTTGATTTGCTGTGGCTTCGTGGTGCAATAATGCAAACACGGTGAACATGCGCTCCTTTTCTATCGGTGTAAAGGTTCATCCAATCTCCGATATGCTCTCCCCAAGCATAACCGAGCCAACGGTAAAAATAAGAAACATCGGTTCTTGCTCTTTCAAACGCTAATGCTGATTTGATTCGGGACATTGGGCATCACAAACATATTTACGGGTAAATTCCAAAAAATATCAACTTTCAAAGACATATAATCACCAAGGCTTAAGCGAGCGCATACCACAATACGGGCAAACCCTCGTATAAGCCTTCGCTTGAGAAAGACCTTTGCTTTCCCAACCGCAAGAATCGCATCGGACATGTTCACGCTTCATCACGAACCACCCTCATTGTTCCACAATACACCATTTTCTTTTGTTTTTTACACCATCGTTTATGTGTATTATAACGGGAAAAGCATTCATGACCACAGGCGTTGCATTTTCTTAATTTTTTTATTTGACCATTCAATGCTGACCCTCCACGGGCGCAAAGAAGGTTGCAATCAAACCTTTTTCTTTGTCAATGAGGTGAGCGGCCAATCCAGCCTTGCTGGTGGTGTAACCTTGTCGTGCGTGGTATCGGTCATGACCTGCAAGCGACGGCAACTGAACAATCAAACAGCCGCCTTTTTCAACAACTTGTCGGTGGTGCAAATGACCGTGGAACCAAGCGTGGTGTTCGCATTCGCCCCATAACTGCCGTTGTTCGTTGCTCATCAACTCAACAAGATTTTTTGCACCGTCGCCGTGAATAAAGCCCAACAAGTTATTTCCATATTGGACATATTGGCGCGTGGATGGACTAACAACAACTTCACAGTCTTCAACATTCTCATAACAAGCAGAAAGATACATCATAAGAGCAATTGCGCTCATGCGGTCATGGTTTCCGGGCATAAACACCACTTTGACGGGTGCAATCTGCCGTAGCAAATCAATATGTTCTCGTGCAAGTTGGCAACCTGTCATGAGGATTTCAGCAGGACTTCCGCACATGTCTTGTGGTGTACCCTTTGTTGTTGTACCAGCATCGGTATCAACATGAAACCAATCACTGCCGGTAGCCAAAATAATTTGTTCGGGTCGGTAGGGGAGGCGGCAAAGCAACTCTTCTGTTTTTTCCATCAAGCGGGTTTTTGCTTCTTCAAAGTGATAGGTTTCACCAACTTCGTCAACCCATCCATATTTGCCCCAATGAAAGTCTGTTGGGCTAATAACAAGGGAATAATCCGAGCCTTCTTCAATCATGTTTATTTTGGGGACTTCATGCACTTGTTCGCCAACCAATTGCTTAAACTCATTTAGCACCATTGACGAAAACATGTCATATTTTTCAGCCGATTGCTCAATTTCTTTCCACTTGCGTCGTTCAAACTTTTCGTGCAATAAATGTTTTTTCTTCAACACTAAATCTTCAACAAGTTGGTCAACATCGGTGGTGGCAATTTCTTCATCGGTGTAGGGGGACATGTCGTGCGTCCAACCGTGTCGTCGTCGGTATTCGTCAAACCAAGCACGAGGAATGCCAAAGTCGCGTGTGACCTCATTCATAGATGCCCCTTTGCCAACCATGTTTGAATAAGCCTCTTTCATGGCTCGGTGCTTATCGCCGCTTACCGACACCATTTGGTCGGCAATTGTAAGAAAAGTGTAGTAAATGTCATTGATTTCATCATAATGATATGATTTATTGACATCGGCGGCTGGTTGCATTGGTTCCATTGGTTGAACCTTTTCGTTTCGTAGCCATCGGTAAATAGACATCTCCCACCCCTTGACGGACTTCTTGGGGTCAAGGTCATGCAAATAACGAGCATTGTCCAATTTGCTCTTTGTGCTGTCATAATGTTCTGCGATAAGGCTGTACCCGTATTCCGGTGTTGCTCTCATATTCAAATGCACGATTGAACCCTTTATGAAGGTTTATGTTTTTCTTATTTCAAAACCAACAAAAAAAATAAAACGCAACACTGCGCCCCAATTCTTTAATTCTTTTATTGTTTCATAGGCATGTATCAAGGGCTATTGTTCTATTGTTGTTACAACTTCTTCTTCTCCATCTATGAAACAAAAAAAGAATTAGCGAAAAAGCACCACTGCGTTTGATTTATTCTTTTTGTTAAAATAAAATCAACAAAAACAAAAAATGCGCTACATTGATAAATCACGCGACATACCCCCTAAGCATGGGTATCTTTGATAGGTTCCGCCGCAACGCTGTGGCCGAAGAAACCCCGATTCAGCGAGTCGGGTCAAATGTTTCCCTTAGCGTAGCCGCCGGACTTCCAAACATTTTTGAGGACACCGAAAAATTTCAAAGCGACACCAACTTCAAAAACAAATTTGACCTTTATGATAACATGGTCAAGTTAGACCCCGAATTGAACGGTGCTGTGCGCTCTGTTTCGCTCACGGCTAACAACTATCGGATTGACTACGCAAAGGCCAAGAACGGGGCTATACGAACCGCTATCGCTGAAATGATTGAGCAGGTGGACTTTGACGATTTTCTCATCAACGCTCTCCGCAACCTACAAGTCTATGGAAATGACATTAACAAGTTAGTGGGCCGCACCGGTGTTGGCATCACGGCCATTCAAAGCCTACCCATCCGACAAATCACCATCGTTGACAACCGTGGCGCACGAGGTCTGCCTTTTACGGCAGACGAAAACAGCCCCATTATGTCCAATGACTTTTACATTCTCCGAGAACAAGGCATTGAAACAATGGTGTTTCCACGAGCAGAAATCGTTCACCTTCGCACAGACTACAAATCAAATTGGTTTGAAGATACTAAACTCCGACAAACCTATGGTGTGTGGGGTCAATCCCGCTTTTCGTCGCTTGAACAAGTCATTCGTGTCAAATATAACAGCATGAATAACCGCATCGCCTTGGAAGACTCCATGACCAAGCAATTTATCACGATTGACAAATCAGCCATTGAGCATATCACCGACCCAAGTGAGCAAGCCGAGCGGTTGGGCATCATTATGGATGAAGTAGTAAAGTTGTTTGAGGGTCTGCGTGGCGACCAAATGCCTATCCTTCCTTCTTATGTCACTCTTCATCATGTTGACCTTAACAACACGATACCCGACAACAGTGGCTTCCTTGATATGGTTGGTGCAAATGTAGCGGCGGTTTTGCATGTTCCCCGTGTCGCCGCAGGTCAAGAGCGAGGTTCAACCTTTGCCGCCACCTACAACGCAAACATGTGGGCAAACACCGCCATAAGCCGCCTACAATCCATTGTCAAGCAGGGTGTTATGCAATTGTTCTCTAAGCAACTTGAATTGAAAGGCATCAAGCACCAAATGAAAGACTTGCCCGAATTTATGTTTGAACCAATTGCCGAAGAGTCTCCAATGGAGTCTATGAAGCGAGCCGTCATGGGCTACCAAGCAGGAATTTTGACGCTCAATCAATCTCTTGAACTTATTGATATGCAACCCGACTCACAAGGCAACAACCGATTAGATAAACCTTCAAAACCAACAATGGGTGAGTTGCCGAGAACAAACGAACAAGGTGATTAAAAATGGCAAAAAACAACAAAGACAGCGTTAATGACCGAATGATTAAGTGGACGGCACTTCCGGCTGTTTATCTATGGCTTGCGGCAAGTGGAGCAGTAGTGGCTATGGGTATTGCCAAGCCCGATGTTGTTCTTGAAAACATTGAAGGATTTATCGCCCTTATCGCTATCATTGGTGGAACGGCACAGCCAGCCTTTGCAACTATGCTTGAGTTGTGGAAGCAAGAGCAACAGACTGAAACAGAATTGCACCCATCAGTCATTGAGTCCCAAACCCGTGTGATGGAAAAGCGAGCCGAGTTAGAACGACAAATGGCTCTCAAAGCCCAAGAACACAAACATACGATGGATGCCGAAGAACGCCGAGCAAGAATACAATTGGTGTCGGAAGGTAAGGCTGTATGGAAGAAGAAAGAGGATTAACCGTAAAAAAATATAGGCATCTAAGTCATGTTTGGCCTCATGAATATCAAACGCCGTCCGAAAAAGGCTATCCCGAAGTCTTTGACCTTATGTCTTTTTGGGTCTTAAAGTGGGATGGCGAACCAATAGGCTATACCGGTTCTCTTGAATTAGGTCATTTTTTCTTTGTCGGAAACACTTACATTCTTCCCGAATACCGACAAATGGGGTATCATTCTTATTTGCTCCAAGTACGCAATCATCATCTTGGTTTAAGGCCAAAAATAACTGTGTTGAATCCCATTGATGGAACGCACATGTTTAATCTCATCAAAGTTGTGGAAAAGTTAGGTTATACTGCCGTTTTGTCTTACGATGATGTAAGCGACATTATGTCCAAATCATTGTATGAAGAAGTCCGAAAAGAAGGGCAACAATTATGGCGAATGAATTAAATGACGGAATATATGTCGGTAACCCATGCCCGATGTTCGCGATGGTGAAAAGCGCGACGAATACATGGGTCGTTGCATGGGTGACGACAAAACCCAAGCAAAATATCCCAACCCCCAACAACGAGCGGCGGTGTGTAACTCTATGTATGACGAGGCACAGAGCGAAAGTGTAAATGCTGGAATGGAGGATTATATTTTCTCCACCGAAGAAGGCGCAAAGAAAAAATCAATGGAAATCGGCTTCAAAGGCGAAATCCACATGGAACGAATGGCTGATGGAACGCCAATGTATTTTCCTGCTAAAACTGATGAAGAATTTCAGCGTTGGTTCAACAAGAACGATTCGCATGAAAATGCCGAAGCCGCTGAATATCAAGGTAAAAAAGTGACGCTCAACAAGCCCTTCCGCACCCCCGGTGGCCCAAAGAAATTTGCAGTGTATGTGCAAAACGAGGCCGGTCGTGTTGTGATTGTCCGGTTTGGCGACCCCAACATGGAAATCAAGCGAGACGACCCAAACCGACGAAAGAACTTCCGTAGCCGCCACAATTGCGACAGTCCCGGCCCAAAAACCAAAGCCCGATATTGGTCGTGCCGACAGTGGGAAAGTGGACGAAAGGTGGAAGCAAGCGAGGAACACGAGGCCCTTGGCGACGAACTGTGGTTTGACATTTGGTCCCGCAACGAAGGCGAAATCCTTGAAGGCTTTGAAGAAGTCGTTGAGGCTGAAAAAGGCCCATGTTGTTCATCGTGTGCCGAACACGCCGAGGCCGAAGAAGTCGGCAAAGACACTTACGACAATCCCGGTGAAGCCGCTGGTCGGGCTAAGGAAATGGGTTGTGAGGGCATCCACGAAACCGACGGCAAATTCATGCCATGCAAAACGCACGAGGAATACATGAAGCGCACCGATGAAAAGATGGCCGGTTATCATAAGGATGATGAGAAGGCCATGGCTGGTGAATGTCCCATTGGTGAGGAAATGGTGAACGGAACCTGCAAGCCGGTCAATGTCACCATGGAAGCCACGATTGATAGCGTGGTCGCCAGCGTGGAGGCATCCACCGGTAAAACCTACATGAAAATTAGCGGTATTGCTTTCCACGAGGGCTACAACAAGAACAAGTGGGCCATCACCAAGCGTGGCGCTGAAAAAACCGTGACGCAGATGTTCGGCGCTGACTTGACCCTTAACCATCCCAAGCCAAAGGCCGTGGGCTTTGAGCGCAACACCGATGGCGGCGTTAACGAAGCCAATGTTGGTGTTGTTACGGAGGCATCCTTCCACGACAAAGAAAAGGAAGGGTATGAAGTCCGATACACAGCCAGCGTGGAGCGAAGCGAATTGTTTGAGGCACTTGAGTCCGGTATGTGGCTTAAACCCGAATACGGTGTTTCTATCGGTGGCTATGGCATTCCTATCTCTGCTAATGAAAAAGGCATGGTCTTTGACAAAGACTTTACCTTTGACCACCTTGCTATTGTTCACAAACCGGCATATCCAAGGGCGAACATTGAAAAGGCAGAACGAATGGAAGAGACGGTGGAGGCAAAACACGGTGGACAGCATGGCAAACCCGGCCCCAACGACCCCCGTAAGACTCCGGCCAAACCAAGTGAACGACGCCGTGGCTCAAAGAAAAACCCACCCGGTTCAGCAAAAAAACCCAATAAGTCAATTGTCGTTTCACCTGCAACGCGCACCACAATTCGCAACAAAATGCAAGAGCATAACAAAAAAGACAAAGGAAGTAAAGCCTCTATGGGCGCACTTCTTACTGTTTTTCGTCGTGGTGCTGGTGCTTTCTCCACAAGCCATGCCCCTAACATGTCAAGAAACGGTTGGGGTATCGCAAGAGTCAACGCCTTCCTTTACCTTTTACGGAATGGTCGGCCTTCTAACCCCAACTACAAGCAAGACAATGACTTACTACCCAAAGGACATCCTCGTGCAAGAAGGACAGCCTCAACAGAAGAAACCTTGATAAGTCAAACCGCCTCTCACACAGAATACCGAAAGGAGAACGATACAATGTCCGAAGAACACATTGATGAAGAAAACGCCGTTGCTGGTGAGATGGAGGCACTTCAAGCCGAACTCGTCCTTGCTCGCGCTGAACTTGAAGAAATGCGCGCTATGGAAGCCGCAAAGCACGAAGAAGCCCGCCTATCCCTTGTTGAAGCCGCAAGCGAACTTGGTATGAAGGGTCATGAAGACCTTTCCTCCGAAACCCTTGAGTCCATCATCGCCTCTTGGAAAGAGAGCCACCCCGAACCTGTGGTTGAGATGAAGCCAGCAGAACCCGCCGTGGCTTCCGAATCCCCATCTCCTGCCCCAACCTCCGAGAAGGTTGTTGCAAACTACCTTAACGGTAAAATTGTGGAAACTCCCGAAACCCTTTACAGTCAAGCATGGAACGCATGGGCCGGTGCTTGGAACAAGACCCTTTCGGGTGGAGAAACAAACGATGAGCGTATTCGCGCTCCAAAATTCAATGAACTTTGAGGTGAAAAAATATGGTAGCATTTACAGGAAACGACCCACGAAACGCAACTTTGAAAGACGCTGAAACCGTTAGCGGTGTCGGTATCGTCTTGGCAGAGGATGGAACGAACAACCTTCTCCAAGTTGGAGCCACAACGGATGTGCCTTTGGGTATCTCTGCTGGCGAATCCAGCCGAGACGCCGACCTCGTGTTTGAAACCACGGGCGCAACGGTGTCTTACTTCCCAATGGGCGGAGTCCACATGGTTGCCGCTCTCGCAGAAACTTACACCACCGGACAACTTGTGTACCTTAAGGGTGCAGGACGAGTTGGTGGAACGGCTGGCTCCGATAAGTTGGTTGGAGTCTATGTCGGTGAAGGGGAAACCGTCGGAACGGCAGGACTTCTCATTCCCGTGAACACGAGTCAATGTGCAACTGCTTGATAAAAAAAAGGATGTGAAAAAATGAACAAATCATTAGAAGAAATTATGAACGCATCAGCCGCCGCTGGCCCCTTCGGGACTGGTGACGCTGTTCTTGAGCAAACCCTCCGAGACTTTATCCAACTTCAATCCACCCGAATTGCCATCGGAACGCAGGTTGTTGGAACCCGAACCGTCCCTTGGCTTGAGTTCAAGTGGTACACCGGGGTTGAAGGAACCTTCTCGTACCCACTGGACGACGCCGCAACTGTTGACCCCACCAAGATTGGAACCAGCAACTACACTGTGAAGTTGCAAAAGGG